GCTTGGTGCGCTCGCCCGCCATGCCGACGGTGTGATAGATCTCGGAGATGATCCGCTGAATCACCTGGAGGATGATCGCCGCCTGCTTCGGGTCGGGCGACAGATACTTCGGCTCGCCGCCTTCACCGTCGTAGATAAAGACGCGCTTGGTGCCCATTTCGACCAGCGCGTCATGCGTCTCGGTGCCCGGCGTCACGGCCTGGGCCGGCATGGCATGATCGCGTCGAGGTTCGAGGCGTAGTTCGCGGTCGCCTTGTCGAGATAGGCGACGTCATCGATCAGCGAGGGTGATGTGTAGGTGTAGTCCCCGATGATGTGATCGCCAGGGATGACCGGCACCAGGCCCAGATCGTGCTGCACGAAGGCTTCGAGAACCTCGTAGACCGTGACCTTGCCCTTCTCGTCGACCTTGGTGCGGAAGAGACGTGAGGTCTCACGCGTCCACAGGCGAAACTGGGTATCGACCTCGCCGGTCGAGTTCATCGGATCATCGTCGTCGCGATACTTCTCGCGGATGAGGATCCAGAGAAGCTGACCGGCGTCGTCGAAGGCCATGTCGAGGGCATCGAGCGGGCTGATCACATAGGCGTAGCAGCGCACGCCATTGCGCTCCTCGTCCGCCTTGGTCTGGATGTCGGAAGTCTTGTTGTTGTCGACCACGATCCAGGGGCGACCGGAGACCGACGAACGGGTGGAGACGAACTCCATGAACTGGGAGATAGTCAGCCCGTTGAGCGTGGCGTTTTCCCAGAAGCGCTTGATCTCCTCGGGCGCGTCATCGATCTTGCGGGACGCAGGCGACTTGAAGAGATACTTGTTGATGAGGTGAACGACCTCCCGCGTGTGATTGAAGCGGTAGGCTCGCGCGACACGATCGCGGAACTCGGTGTCGCCTTCCTTCAGATAGCGATGAATGTTGGCTTCGAACCATTCGCGGCCACCCTCATAGGTCGCCTCGAGAAAGGTCCAGTGAGCCGCCATCCGGTCATAAGCAGGATGTCGGCGCGAAATCAGCGCCTTCAGCTTCTTCTGCTCTGGGGTATCGGTGTCAGACATCGGTCATCCGGAAGGTGGAAACCCTATAGTAAGTCATCCGATACTTATTATCAACCTAGAGGGAACGACCCCCGACCTGGATCTTGCGCAGCGGGAACTCGAACTCGATGCAGTAGCCGAGGGCGTCGGCCGCGTGTTCGGTGCTCAGTGACTTGTCGACCTCGCTGGAACCTTCCTTGTAGACGGTCTGCTCCAGCGACTCGATTATCTTGCGGCACTTGGGGTCGATGTAGAGACGGATCGTGCCTTCGGCGCTCTCGAACATGCGGTTCACCGCGTTGACGCGATCAGCCACCCGCGGGTGCTTCCTGCGGAACTTGATGCGCGTGAAGCCGGCCTCGCGCAGGATGTCGAGATCGGACTCGCCGCGACCATGGCTGCGGCTCGAGCCGGCGGGGTCGGGATAGAGCGTCATCTGCTTCTGATGGCGAAAATAGCGACGCTGCAGCTCCTCGGCGGTCTCCTGGGTGTTCGACGCCGGAATGACTGCCTCGTCGATGATCCAGACCGTGCCGTCGGGCTGCGGCTGCATGATGACCGACGACATCGGGTCGATGTTGAAGTCCTGACCGACCCAAATCGGCAGCTTCGGATTGAACGGGCACTCCTTGACGTGCTTGCGGCGATCGAAGGTGTGGTAGACGCGCCCCGACATGGTTTCGAAGCTCGCCTGGAACTCCTGACGGAAAGTGCGCGCGTCGAGATCCTCTCGCGCCGAGGCGATTTCATCCGGCGGGATGAAGGGCGACATCTCCGTGGTGAACTGCCAGCTCTTCCAGGAATTGCGCCGGCGCTTGCCATCCTTGTCGCGATAGATCTCGCCGCGCTGGCCGAGCTGGAAGAGGTCGTAGAACCAGTTGAAGCCCTTCGGCGTGCCGATGAACATGGCCGTGCCGCGGGTCGACAGCAGGGTCGGGCGCAGAACCTCATACCAGGTGTTCTTGCGAATATCCTGGCACTCGTCGATGACCAGATGATGCAGCTCGACGCCGCGCAGCGTGTCCGGCTTGTCGGCGCCCTTGCACTCCAGCAGCGTGTTGTTCCGCAGCAGGAGCGTCATCATGGTCTCGTTCTTGGCGACGATCCAGTTGCGCGGAATGGCACGCAGAAGCTCGCGCCACATGATCGAGCGCGCCATGCGATAGGTCGGGGCGACATACCAGACGACGCGGTTCTTGACGCTGGCAGCCTTCAGCAGCGAGGTCTTCGCGGTCTGGGTCTTGCCCCAGCGTCGACCGGCGACGACAACCTTGAAGCGTCGCTGATCGCGCAGGACTTCCGCCTGGCCACGATGGAGATAGAGACTGTCGGACATCACGACCCCTCGGTCAGCGTCTCAAGCTCGCCGATGATCTCGTCGTCACTCTCAGCCTCGGCCGCCGCGATCTTGCGGATGTCGGCGTCGCTCTTCTCCTCGATCGTCAGGCTCGCCAGCTCGCGCTCGTCGAACTCGTTCTCGGCGCCCAGCACCACCAGGCGCTCACGGCGTCCAATGGACAGAGCAGCCTTGGCCTGACGCAGCGCCTTCAGATCCGCGGCAACGGACGCCATGCCGGGCACGAGACCAGTTGCTGGATCGGGCCGGGCCGCCTTGACCACGAGCTGCATGATGAGCTGGTCCGTGACCCGGTGATATTCGTAGTGCTGCTCCTTCGTCTGCTCGACGCGAGCCTGCCGCTTGAGGATGAACTCGGACACGCCGGGTGCTGCAGAGGCTGCCGTGGTGGTTTCCTCGGCCACTTCCTCGATCTTGGACTTCCAGACGATGCCGTTGCGCTTGAAATACTCGAAGAGCGCCGACTTGGAGACGCCATACTCGGCGCACAGCTCCTTCGCCGTCGCCTCGCCGCGCTCCCACAGGACGCAGATCTTCTTCCACTCCGCCGGCTTCAGACGGCGGCCGAGGGGCCGGGAAGCAGCTTCCTTTGCCGCCTCCTCTTCAATTTCCTCGAGGAGCTCGTCCTCACTGATGTCATCGTCCGGAGTCATAAGGAACTCGTTATTTATGGATGCCGGAGAGTGATTTCAGAGAGCCGCATCCTTTAAGAATATAATACTCTTGAAGAGATATATTATATTAAAGGATGCGGCGCCACAATCACGTCACTTTCAGAGGCTTCCGGAAGAAGAGATAGGCCTTTGGCGTGGGCTTGTAGAACGTATAGGGGTTCCGGTGTCCTTTGATTCGACGCTGCTCCTTCTCAATGAAGCCATGCTCGATCAGATATTTCATGGAACACAGGAGCGTATGCTTGCCCGGCTTGTGCGGCAGACGCCCTGAAAGGGTTGCGAGAGGCGTATCAGTTCCGGCGTCGGCGTCGCGAAACACCACACTCAGGATCGCCATCTGCTTATCGGTGCCGGCGAAGGTCTTCATGGCAGCCTCAGACGCTCCGTCGGCCCCTGGCGATCGAACCAGGACAGCGGCATGCGATCGGGCAGCACCAGGCCCTTGTCCGGGTTCTTGAAGACGCCATACATCGGCGAGGCGAGGACGATCTGCTGAAGGCTCTTGATGATGACCTTCTCGTCCATCGCATCGACCCGGCCCTGCCCCTTGTCGCGGTTGTTGCCGGTCTTCTCGAGCGCCGAATGGCGATAGTAGAAGTCCCGGCATTCCTGGACGATCGCCAGGCGCTCGGTCTCCGGCTTGGTGGCGAGCTCGGCCAGGATTGCCTCGTAGTCCTGCGGGCTGGCATCGAACATCGATCGGAAGAACTTTAGCCCGACCTCATACTTGTTGGCGTTCAGCGGCTGGACGAAGCGAAAGCCCGCCTTCTGGCCGAAGAGGTTGAACTTCGACATCGAGCTCTGGATCTCCATGAAGGTCAGACCTTCCATGCGCGAGACCAGGTTCATCATGCGGTAGCCGGCGCCGATGCCGCGGAACATCGTGTCGATGACGAAGCGCGAGACCACCCGGAAGTTGGCGTTGATGAACTTGTAGCGGAGCGTATTGGTGGTGCGCGTCTCGTCGCCGCCGGGCTTCAGCTTCGGGAAGGCGATATGGCGCTCCTTCAGCAGGCCCTTGGGATTGGCCGTGACCAGAACGCCGATCGTCTCCCCGTGCAGATTCAGGCGCCAGAAGCGCGGCCCGATCGGCAGGTTCTCCGCCTTGTAGTGCAGGTCGTGCAGCAGCTCCCAGTCGCTCTTGTTGCCCCTCTCGACGATCATGTCGTCAATCAGCGAGAAACGAGGGCTGGGCGCGCGAACGCGTTCGATCAGGGTCTCTGTAGCCCCTGACTCGGGAAAGCTGCCGGTGACGCTGCCTGCGAATGTCACGTTGGCTCCTCGGGCGCGTGAAAGATGACGCAGGAGGCGTAGGTGTCCGAAACATCGGGCGACCTGTCGGCGGTCTGTCGCGTTGCGACCATGCGCTCGCGACACTCGTCGGCCGAGTTCATGCGGGTGGCTGTGGTGATGACCTGCCCGTCGGCGAACAGCATCAGAACCAGGAGGAAGATCTTTCCGGAGATCATGCGGCCTTCTCCATGTCCACGCGCTCGCGGAAGCGCTTCATGATGGTGAGCGACGGGCCAAGCTCGTCCTTG